GGCCCCCGTCACAAAGAGGCTCGCCAGCGCCGCCAGAAGCAGGAGGCGCAGAATGTCCGGCTCCTCGCGCACGAGGAAGCGGAAGCTCGCCTGCAGATCCTCCCGGACGATCGCGCGCAGGCCGCGCGGCCCCTCCGCCGCCTTGGCCGATGTGCTCGCCAATGCCCATGACCCGCACACGTTCGAGCGCGTCTACCGGCTGTCGGACATGAGGGCGGCAGATGCGGTGACGGCCCCGCAATCGTTCGTAAGCGCGTTGGAGCAACATAATCTCACGCACGCCTCGGACAGGCTGGCCGACGAGCAGGTGTGCAGGGCCACGAAACGCAAGAGCGGCGACGCATGGCTGTGGAACCGTTCGGCCGGCGACGTGAGCGCGTTGGAGGCCATGACGATGGCCTACTGGGGATACATGCACCTGCCCGAATGGGAGGCCGACGATATCCAGGTCTTCTGACGACATGCCGCTGGATGCCGCCCAATGCCGCTGGATGCCGCATCGTCATGGACAGAACCGGCCGCGCCGGTGCATGGTTGGGGCCATGAATCTCGTGGAACGCCTGCTCAACCGGATGGCACCGGCCTACCGCGCGGCCACCGGACCGGAAGGCCCGCTGACGACCCCGCCGGCCCGTACCCCGGCCGACCGCGACGTGCTGCACTACAGCACCGTGTTTCGCGCCGTCCAGATTCTGGAGACCAGCATCGCGGGGCTGCCCCTTCGTCAGTTGCGCGATGGCGTGGAGATCGTGCCCCAACTGCCGATAATCTCCCGCCCCGACCCCAACCGTCATCGCAGCGAGTTCGTCCGTCTGACCGTGGGCGACATGGTGGTGCGGGGCGAGGCGTTCTGGCTGAAATTGAGAGGCCTGGACGGCACCGTGAAAGGTCTGCGCGTGCTGCCCGCCTCGTTGGTGAGCATCACGGACCTGAGCGGCGACCCCGCGAACCCGTGGAAGCAATACGGGTACATGGGCAACGTCTACCGCGATGAAGATATCCTTCACCTGCCGTTCGTGAGCATTCCCGGCAGACTGCATGGACTGGGACCCGTGGAGGCCGGCCGTGCGGAAATCAACGGTGCCATGGACGCGAGGGATGCGAAGGCCATGTGGTTCGACGAACCCGCCCAGCCGTCCGGCATCCTCTCCACGGACAAGATGATCAACGACGAAATCGCCACCAACACCAAGCAACGGTTCGAGAAGAACATGAAGGGCGTCAAGGTCATCGGCGGGGGCATGACCTACACGCCGTTGCTGCTCAGCCCGTCCGACATGCAGTATCTGGAAACCCAGAAATTCGACACCACCCTGCTTTCCCGACTGTTCGGCATCCCGCCCAAGCTCATGCTCGCCGAATCCGGTTCGAGCCTGACCTACAGCAACGTGGAACAGGAATGGAGCCAGTTCGCTGACTTCACCCTCAACGCCTACGTGCAGCCGATGAAGGACGCGCTGAGCATGGTGATACCACGCGGCCAGACCATCGATTTCGGCTGGGACTCGTTCCGCCGTTCGGACACGAAAACCCGCATGGAGACCTACAAGATCGCTATCGAGGCCGGCGTGATGACCGTGGACGAAGCCCGCTCAAGGGAGAACATGCCCCCGCTCGGAGGCTCACAGGAAGGAACAAACACCGATGAAGCATGAAATCGGATTCAAGGGGCGAATGCTCGCCCGCTCCGAGGACGACGGTGACGGGCGCACCATCGAGGGCGTGGCCGTGCCGTTCGGCGACGTCATCGACGTGTGGGGCGAACGCGAGACCTTCGACCCCGACACCGTCTTCGAGGGGCTCGACTCCGCGAAGCTCTACTACCAGCACGACACCCTTATCGGCTCCATCACATCCGGCGAGAACCGCGAGGACGGCCTGCACATCACCGCGCGCATCGCGGACACCCAGCAGGGGCGCGACGCCGTGGCCCTGCTGGACGAGGGGGCCCTTGATTCGCTCAGTGTGGGCTTCGTTCCCATCGAGGACCGGAAGGACAAGGACGGCGTGACCCATCGCAGGAAGGTCCGGCTCTTGGAGACCAGCCTCGTGAGCTGGCCGGCCTATGAAAACGCGAAACTCACCAACCATCGCAACAACAATCAGGAGGAAACCCCAATGACCGAACAGGCCGAGAAATGGACCGAAGCCCTGACCAAGCTCACCAACCGCCAGGACGAACAGGCCGAGATTCTGCGCGGCATCGAGACCACGCTGACCAGCCGTCTCAATCAGCAGCGCGGCACGTCGCCGCTGGGCGAATACCACAGCCAGGGCGAACTGCTCAAGGCGCTGGTGTCCGACGACACCGGCAGGGCCGAAGCGGCTCGGGAAGCCTACAATGCGCTGTTGTCCCGTGACTACACCGGTTCCGTAGTGGCGGACGCCGACCCGCAACCCACCTGGATCGCCGACCGCATCCGCATTCTGGAGCAGAAACGCAAGATCGCCACGCTGCTCACCCATCAGCCCCTGCCGGCGGAGGGAATGAGCATGAGCTATCTCGTGCTCAAATCCGACACGCACACCGTCGCCAAGCAGGCGAAGGAAGGCGACTCGCTGCCCTTCGGCAAGGTCACGTTCGGCGACGAATCCGCCGTCATCGACACATACGGCGGCTACGGCGACCTGAGCCGCCAGCGCATCGAACGCATGCCCGTGGGGGACGTGAGCTTCGAGATGCGTTGCCTGACCGCGGCCTACGCCCGCGCCACCGAGAACGCGGCCCGAACCGCGCTCTACGGTTCCATCGAAGCCATTGGCGACACGGACAAACTGGCCGTGTGAAAGACCGCCGATGCTCTGAAGCCCAACGACTGGATCGATCTCATCATCGACGCATCGGCCAAGTTCGACGACGTGAACGCAACCCTGGACTACATCGGCGTGAGCCCGGACGTGTTCAAGGCCATCGCGCACCTGACCGACGAGGGCAACCGTTTCCTGGACGTCTCCGGCCAAGGCTCGGACACGCTCGGCTCGCTCGACCCGGCATCAATCAGCGGCCGACTGCTCCGCCAGGACGTGCGTATGCTCGATGGCGCGCCGAACGGCACCGTGGTGTTCATGGACAAGAGCGCCGTGACCATGTGGGAGTCCAACGGCTCCCCGTTCCAGCTCCAGGCCGACAACATCATCAACCTGACCCGCCAGTTCAGCGTCTACGGCTACGCCGCGTTCGGCACCACGTTCAAGCAGGGCATCCTGCCCGTCAAGTTCGCCGCCGCCTGACCATGAGCGACACCGAACAGGACCCGCTCACCAGCAGACTGGCCTATCTCGCCGGGACCATGGACGATGACGACAGGCCCACGCTATCGGACATGCTGAAGACCGCGCGCGCATACCTCGCCCCACACATCGCCGGCTACACACTGGCCCAACCACTGCTCGATGACGTGGTGCTTGGCATCTCCCTCGATCTATGGCAGGCGAAGGACGCGCGCAACGGCATCGTCGGCCTGACCGTGGACGGCGTGGAACCGTTCAGAATCAGCACCGACCCGATGCGCAGCGCATGGCCGAAACTGCGCGCCGCCGGCATACCCGCCGGCATGGGGGTGTCATGAGCGACTACGACAACACGGTCGCCGAACTGACCGAAAAGCTCACGGGGCTCGGCGGCATCGTCACACAGGTGACCGACGATCCCACGCTGGTCAAACCCTCACCGGGCAAGGCCAGCATCTGGATAGAACCACCTGATTTCACATGGGAGGGATGGCACCCCTACCCGCCGGAAATCACCATCAAGCTCATGGTCACGGCCGGCACCCCCACCACCCAGCAGAAGGCCATCCCCCTCATCATGCAGGTGCTCGAACTCATGCACCAGGAGAACCTGCCCCTGCGCAGCGCCACCGCCTCAGGCTTCAACCTCGCCGACGCGGGCACGCTCGCCGCATACGAAGTCACTTTGAACGCCATCTAACACGAAAGGAAACAACCATGGCAGACAAGATTCGCACCCTGGGACCGGGAAGCCTGGTCATCGGTGCCGCCGACGACCAGCGCAGGCTCGACGTGGACTGCACGAGCGTGGAGCTCGCCCCCGACAATTCCAGCGAGGACCCCGACACCTACCTTGATGGGCACGAGGAAGGCGGGGAGCTCACCTCCACCTGGAAGCTGTCGGGCAGCATCGGCGAGGACTACAGCATGGAGGGCGCGCAGGTGTGGTGTCTGAACCACGCCGGAGAGCGGAAGACCGCCAAGTTCATACCGAACAACAAGGGCTCCCTCCAACTGGACATGACCGTGACCATCGCGCCCATCGCGTTCGGCGGCGACGTGAAGACCCGCAACAAGAAGGACTTCGAGTTCTCGGCCACCAACGTGAAGGCCAGCGCCTACACGGCCACGGCCAGCGCGTGATGGCCGACAAGGCGTTGTACGTGGTCGGCCAGAAACGGTTCGTGGCCACGATGCGCAAGGCCGGCGCCGACCTCAAACAGCTCAAGGAGGTCAACCGGCAGGCGGCGGGCGTCGCACTGCCGGCGGTCAAGGCACTCGCCCCGCGCGGCAGGACCGGCCGACTGGCCGGCAGCGTGCGAATCGGCGCGACCCAGAAGGCCGGCATCATCCGCGCCGGCCGCAAATCGGTGCCCTACGCAGGAGTCATCAACTACGGCTGGCCCCGACGCCGCATCGTCGGACGCCAGTTCGTCAACAGTGGTGTCGCCTCCACCGAACCACAGTGGACGCGCCTCTACAAGCAGTACGTCGACAAGACATTGGAACAGATCAAGGGAGCATAACCCATGCGCAACATCGCGAAAGTCACCTACACCGACGGCCACACCAGCGAGGCCCCGCTCACCCCGCGCGTCATCACCTCATGCGAGGAACACGCGCAGAAGGAGGGGTGGGCCGCCGGCGACGGCAGCCGAATCCGCCAGTCCTACTACATGGCGTACCTCGCGATGAGGTTCGCCGGCAACACGTCCAAACCATACGACCAGTGGCTCGACGACGTGGACGACATCGACGTGGAGACCCCGGAAAACCCTACCGAATAGGCGAGTGGCCCGACGACTCGCTCGGCAAGCTCAGCGTCATCCTCGCCCACCACTTCGGCGGCACGCCGTGGGCATGGCGCAACGAGGCCAGCGAACTGGACTGGGGCACCGCGATAGGACTGCTCGAACAGGAGATGGAACGCATGGAGGAGGCGGAACATGGCGCGTAGCGCGATCATGTCGGTGAGAATCACCGGCAACAGCGACGACGCCGTGAAGGCGTTCAGCAAGGTCACCGGCAAAGCCGCCGCCTTCGGCAGCTTCATGGGCGGCATGGCCGTCAAGGGCGTGACCGCCCTGTGGGACAAGCTCAAGGGCTTCAGCGCCGCCGTCGTGGACATGTCCGATTCCACGGACAAGTTCAAAAACACCATGAATTTCGCCGGCTTCGACACGAGCGCCGTGGAGGCCGCGACGAAGGCCACGCGCGAATACGCCGACAAAACCGTCTACGACCTGACCACCGTGCAGAACACCACGGCGCAGCTCGCGGCCAACGGCATCCAGGATTACGTCGGACTCACCGAAGCCGCCGGCAACCTGAACGCCGTGGCCGGCGGCAACGCCGAAACGTTCAAAAGCGTCGCCATGGTCATGACGCAGACCGCCGGCGCGGGGAAATTGACGACCGAGAACTGGAACCAGCTGACAGACGCCATACCGGGCGCGGCCGGCAAGCTCCAGGAAGCCATGCTGAACGCGGGCGCGTACACGGGCAATTTCCGCGAGGCCATGGAAAAAGGCGAGATCACGGCCGACGAGTTCAACAAGGCCATCATGGACCTGGGCATGACCGACGTCGCCAAGGAAGCGGCCACGAGCACGCAGACCATGGAAGGCGCGCTGGGCAATCTTGAGGCCGCAGTAACCGGCGGATTGACGGACGCTTTCAATCTGTTCAAACCGGCCGTGACCAGCGCCATGACCGTGGCCGCCGACAAGATCAGCGCGTTCAGCGGCAAGGCGACGACCGGATTGCAGGGCGTGATAAAGCTCGTGCGTGACGGTGATTTCAGCAGCGAATTGCGCGAAGCGTTCAACATCGATGAAGACAGTCCCGTCGTTGATTTCCTGCTCACCATCCGCGACAACGCGGTGAGCGCGTTCGATACGGCGAAGCAGAAGGCCGGCGAGTTCGTGGCCGCATTCCAGAACACCGGCCCGATGCAGGCCGCTGCGGACATCTTCGGCGCGGTGTGGGAGGCGTGCAAGAACCTCGCCGGCGCGGCCGGTGACGTCATCGGCCAGTTCACGCCGTTGGCGGATTCTATGGGCGGCGCGTCCGGCGCCGGCCAGGCGTTGGGTGACGCATTCAACGGCGCTGCCGATATCGTCGGCATGGTTTCGGACAAGCTCACGGCGTTCAGCGACTGGGTATCCGAGCATGCGGAACCCGTCGCGTCCGCGCTTGTGGGCATCGCGGCGGGTTTCGCCGCGTTCAAGGTCGCTTCGGCCATCAGCGCCGTCGTGTCCGCGTTGCAGGGATTCAGCGTGGCGACCACGGCCGCTTCTGTGGCGCAGTGGGCCATGAACGCGGCCATGAACGCGAACCCCATCGTCATCGTCATCACCGCGATAGCCGCGCTGGTGGCGGCTCTCGTCTACTTCTTCACGCAGACCGAGACCGGCCGTCAGATATGGGCGTCGTTCACATCATGGCTGGGATCGTGCGTGGGCAACATCGTGGGATTCTTCCAGGCGTTGCCGGGCAAGATTGGCGGCTTCTTCCAGTCGGCAGCGCAGTTCGCGACCGACAAGTGGGATGCAGTCGTGGCGTGGTTCAAGGGCATTCCGGGACGTATCACCGGCGCGATAGGCAATGTGGGGCACCTGCTGTACAACGCCGGCGCATCGATCATCAGCGGTTTCCTTGACGGTCTGAAAAGCATGTGGGATTCCGTGACGGGCTGGATTTCCGGCATCGGCGACTGGATAACCGAGCACAAGGGACCGCCGGAATACGACGCCGTGATGCTCGTCAATAACGGCCGTCTCATCATGCAGGGCTTCGCCAAGGGCTTGCGCAGCGGTTTCGACACCGACGTGCGGCGCACCATCTCACGGATCAACGGCCGTATGGGAGGGCTCAGCCTGGACGCCGGCATGAACGGCGGCACGGTGGGCGGAACCGTGGTGAACGTCACGTTCAACGCTCCGGTGGACCGTGAGGGCGTGGCGCGCGAGATCAGGAAGATTCTCGGCGATTACGACAGGAAGCGGGGCAACTAGTGCAGCAGTGTTTCATGTTCCTGGACTGGGGCGACGGCTGGAAGTCCGTCAACGACCATGCCGAGGACGTGGCCGCGTTGGCCGGCTTCAGCATCCAGTGGGGCACCGACGACCTCGCCGAACAGCCCGAACCGTCGGTGATGTCGTTCACCTTGCGGGATCGTACCGGGTGGCTCACCGGCCGCGCGCTCACATTGGCCGGGGCCCGCGTGCTCGTGCAGATCAGCGAACAGCCCACGTGGGGCATGCTCCGAGACGATATGGGCCCATGGTCGGCGCAGCATATGCGAGTGGAAGCGATGCACCAGGCTTACACGCCCGGCCTGCCTTCCAGCACGTCCAGCACGGCAATCACCCTGTTCGACGGACTGGTGCAGAACGGCGGCGACGCGCGACCGCATGGCGACGGATGGCTGCTGGAATTGAGCGCCAGCGGTCGCATGATCCTGTGGAAGAGATTGCAGAAGCAGGGGCCAACGTCATCCGACGCCAGGTATGCGGGACTGCATTGGGTCGCCGGCATGAGCGGCCGTGTGGAAGAGCTCAACCGGCGCGCCGCCGACGCCGACGCTCCCCGGGTCTCCGTATCCGGTTTGACCTCCACCGATTCCATGGCGGCCTATAAGACCGACGATTATCCGTCCCAACTGGATTTGCTGCATCGCACGTTCGCGCATGAGAGCATGTGGCCCATCTGGTACGAATACCCGGATCGTGCGGTGAGCCGTCTGGATTACATGCCGTTCGGCGTTCCCGTGACGCTCGGCGTCGATACCGTGGGACGGTTCACCGTGACCGACTGGACCGGAGAGACGCTGGACGGTTTGGACGCTGCCGAAATCATCACCGACGACGAACAGACGCTGACCATCCCGGAACCCGTCACGCAGTTCGTCATCCAGGGCAAGACCGCGAAGGCAAGCGACGGCGTGCTTGAGTTCGACCAGCACGACACCGAGCTATCCGACCTCGGCACGCTGCCGGCCAACCTGAAAACCACCCAGTCAAGCGTCACCGTTGAAGCCGACGTGGTTTCAGCGGACGAAAGCGGCGGAGTGTGGGCCCGCGCAGGCGGCACCGTATGGACGCCTGGCGACGATGAACGCGCGGCGTTCTCCCGTCTGCTCGTCACGGTTGACCGGCGATTGCGGCCGGAGACCATCGTGTTCGACAGCCGCAGGCTCGACCCCGCAACGCACGCGCGCCTGTATCTCACCGCCAGCAGCGGCCCGCTGGTCATCCAGGGAGCCACGTCGTCACGGCTCGCCGGCGACGACGGAAACCCGGCGGCATCCGGCGCGTGGGCAAGCATCGGCGGCACGCTCCCCTACCAGTGGAGGAACGGCCGGCCACTGCTCCGCAACGAGGTGACGTTATGGCCGCTGCCAGTCGCCGCAGCTGCCGTCGCCACCTGGGCAGACATGGGCTCATGGCCCGTCACCTGGACTCAGGCGGCGTTCACCTTAGCTGAACTCGCGCTGATTCACGACTACCAGCAACAAACCACCATGGAGGAATCATGAAGACCACGGACATCTACGGACTTCCATACATCGAGGCCGGCGACCTCGTATCCGCCGCGCCGGCGCAGTTCAAGACCATGGCCGAGGGCATCGAAACCGCTCTGGCCGAGGTCGATTCACGCAACACGCCGGCCGGGGTGAAACCCGTCATCGCGACCACGCTGGAGGCGCTGGCCGCGATGACCGGCGTCACCGGCCAGACCGGCTACGTCACCGCCGACACGACGACGGCGAACAACGGCCCGTATTTCTGGAACGGCTCCGCGTGGCTCCCCTACGCGACCGGCGGCATGCTGGACGATTTGCGGAACCAACTGACACAGGGTTATGAGTCCGGCACGTTCAGCGGACAGACGAACGGCGACGCCGTGGCGGAAATCTCGTGGAAGTCCCACACGACCAAACCGGCGGGCATGGTCGTCACGAGACTGCGAATCGACAACCAATCCGACGATTCCACGGTGTACATAGTGCCTTACCTGTGGTCCCTGCGACCCGGTTCGGCATGGGTGCGGTTCCGCAACAACCTCATGAACACGTGGGCCACGACGTACGCGGTGAGTTTCTGCTGGTTCGCCTGGTGGGACTAGGCGAACGTCACGCCGGCCGGTATCGGCAGCGTTCGCGGCGTGTGCAGGCACCTGTCGTTGACCGCCATGCCGCCGATTACCGAAACGCTGCCGTCGGTGTTCCACTTCGCCTGTTTCGCGAAGTTGCTGCCGGGAATGGACCAGAGACAGCCGAGACTCACGGCCCTGGATGGCTTCGGCCCTGATGCGTAGTGGAAGACCGGGAAACCGGCCGACAGCGACACGGTGCTTTTGAAGCCGCTCAGATGCACGTGCAGCAGGCGGTTGGCCCTGTCCACGACGATTTCCATTCCGCCGCCGTAGGCGTCCGGCTGGAAACTGCCGGTGTTCTGCCAGGTGAATTTCGCGGACTCATAACCCTGTGAACCACACCCCCGATGAAGGGAGATCATGACCGAGAACGTAATCATCGCAATAGTCGGCGCTGTCGGCGTCGTCGCCGGCGCGTTCGCGCAGCAGCTCGTGACGGTGGCACGCGACCGTATGGAAGCGTACCGGCTCGCGCAGCAGATGCAGGCCGACAACGCGCTGCTGTGGCAATGGAACCGACAGCTGGTTGACCACATCTACAAGGGATTGGGGCCACCGCCGCCCGAACCCCCTGAAAACCTTTTCGACCACGACGACTGACGGAAGGAGAGAAACATGGTCGGATACGCGAAGGCCGTGTGGCGCGGCAGCCCGAACCACTATCAAGGCCGCAACGGCTACAAGGTGACGCACATCACGCTGCACATCATGGTCGGCTCGCTCCAGGGCACGGATACCGTGTTCCAGCGATCCAGCTACCGGGCGTCCAGCACCTACGGCGTCGGCACAGACGGCACCGTCTACCAGTGGGTTGACGAGATCAATGGTGCCTGGTGCGACGCGAACATGGCCAGCGACTGCTCAGGCATCAGCATCGAGCACGCCGGCGGTATCGCCGGCATCGCGCCGACCGACGCCGAATATGAGGCGTCCGCGCAGCTCTGCGCGGATATCGCCCGCCGTTACGGGTGGACGAAGCTGTGGCACGACGAGACCGGCAACCGCACCGGCAATATCGTGCTGCACCGCGAGGTGCCCGGCACGGATCACGCCGGCTGCCCCGATAGGGCCGTGAACGGCCTGGACGTGGCCCGCGTCATCAACAGGGCGAATCAGATTCTGAACAACCAAGGAGGAACAGACATGAGTTGCGCGCTTATGATCCGCGACGACGACACCGGCGTGGTCTATTACTGGAGCCCGGAGACAGGCCGCATCGGTTTGGGGCATCCCGACCAGATGAAGGTGCTGGAGGACGCTGGCGTGAAGCTGATCCATTCCAGCAAGAAGGCCCCGTGGGCCGCCCGCGCCGATCAGATCAGCGGTTACGTGCAGGCTAAGACCACCGCGTATGAGAAGGCCCAGACGGCCGCGCTGGAAGCTCTGGCGAAATCGGTGGGCGCGAACCCATCCGACATCACCAAGACCGTGAGCGAGGCCGTCAACGCGGCGCTGAAGAACCTCACGGTGACGCTCACGAACAAGGAGGCATGATGGATTACGGAGAGGAACAGGTGGAAGGCGGCGACCCGCGTACGCCAGGCGTCAGCGGTGCGACCATCGCCCGCGCGGCCGTGCTGCTGCTCGGCTTGATTAACGCCTGCCTGGTCATGTTCGGCGTCGATACCATCCCCATCGCGGACGATACCGTGAACCAGTTCGTGGCCCTCGCATGGAATGTCGGCGCGGCCCTGTGGGCGTGGTGGAAAGACAACCCCATCACGCCCAAGTCCCGCGCGCAGCACGCGGCCTAGCCGGCCAACGTCACCGCGTCCAGGCCGGCGCGCAGACGGCTGTCAGGCATCGCCACGTAGATTTGCGTGGTTTCCACGCTGCTGTGCCCCAGCAGTTTCGACACCAGCAGCAGATCGTGCGTGGTTTCGTACATGCGCGTGGCGTACCTGTGGCGCAATGAGTGGGGGCCCCAGCCCTTCGGCAGCAGCCGTGTGAGATGGCGGGACACATACGATTTTTCGACGTGTCCCGTCCATCTGCCAGGGAAAAGCCAACCATGCGCGCCACCGATTCGTTCCGCGAGGTCTTCGGATATCGGCACTATGCGCTGCTTGTCGCCCTTGCCACGGATTATCAGGGATGGCCCGTCGTCGCCTTCCAACACGTCGCGCGCGTGGACGGCGGCTATTTCCGAGAGCCTTAGCCCGGCTTCGGCTCCGAGGCGCAGCATGAGGCGTTCCGTTTCCGTGGCGTCGCATAACGCCGCGCGGATATGCCTGTCAGGGCACGGGCGTGGGTGTGGCCTGGTCTTGCGCACCTTCGGCAACGACGCCGCCGGATCGTCGGCGCGTCTGCCGGTGTCGTGCAGCCATCGGAAGAACCCGACCAGCGTGTTTCGGTATCCCTTGCGCGTCTCCGCCTTCCACGACTGCGAGGCGGTCCAGTGCACTAGATCCTCTGATGTCACGTCATAGGGAGATTTATCCAGGCATCTGGCCGCGTGGCCTATCTTGCACCGCCTGGTGTTGATCGTGTCCTGACTGAGGCCCGCCG